CTTAATATACTTTATTTAATGTAAATGTCCTTGAATAGATTATATCATTACTACTTGATTGTCCCCATTCTAATGTAATATCTAATGTATTAGAAATGGTTGTATCAAATGTGGTGTCGTTTAGTGTATCAAAACCAAACCCTATTACATTACCACTATTTTTCTTTGTGGTATGGAATGTTCCCAAAGTCATTATAGACGCAGTCCCACCACTACCAATATTTCGTATTGTAAAATCAACAACCAAATCCCATATATCGTTGGAGTGTGATTGTAATGTTTTAATCCCACTATCTGCCAATATAACTGAACCTGATTTTAATTTTAATCTTAATGTATGATTATTTTGATTTGATATTACCCCACCCATTTTAACACGGAAACTATCACCTATATTAAATCCATTTGGGGGAACTGATAATGAACCAACCCCTCCGTCAATTAAAGATGTTTCTGTTGTGGTGGCAGATATTGTTACACTATCCCCTGTTTGTGAAAATAACCCTACATTATAAGATGTCCCTGTAAGAGTAGATAATTGATTTTCTATATCTATTATTGTGGGACACAAAGATAATGTATCACAAGTCAAATAACGGGTAAATGGATTGATTGGGGATATGTTTGTTTGGACGATGTCTCCTGTTGGAAGAATACAATTGGAGTGTTTCACTCTTAATGTGAATTGTCCTACCCATCCATTTACTTTATCTGTTGTTTCATCAACCGCAGGAAAACAATTTACATCACCTTCAATTCTTAATCCATAATTCCCCCATTCTACCTCAATCTCTGTAATCAAATCCTGAAGTAATTGTAACATATCACTTAATACTTCCTGTGAATTATCACTATTCACCCCATTTATATCCAAATAATTCTTTTGAATATTCATCTTATCCATAAATAAGATTGTTATACCATATTGGGGTATGGCAGTTTTGTTCTGTATTACAATCGTTGAGTTTTGGTCCAGAGACAACCACATATATGGGAAGTTCATTTGTCTTGAAGTCCCAATATCACTTGTCGGTCCGTAACCAAAATCCTTAATGAAATAGTTTCTTTCACTAAACGATTGGAATAAATTTATGATTTGGTTTAAACTAATTATATTTACACTCATATACCACCTTTTTTACTTATTTCTATTTTATTTTTTTGATAAAAGTAGGACATCCAATTTAAACAAGATATGTAGTTCTTTTCATAAATTATTGTATCCGTAGTATTTAATTCTTTTAGTAAAGTATAAACCATATCTAAATACTTAAATCTATTATCATATTCAACCTTATCTATATCCCCAAACCTTTTAACCTTTTTTTCTTTTATTGGTTTGTTGGTGGGTTTTCCGAATAATCCTGTGTATTGACTTCTAATAAATTTCCTCCAGACAAAAAAAAATTAAAGATATTATACACCTTTGAAACGGGGGCATTCCTAAACAACTCTTGTCGTTCCATAAATTCACCCTTAAATGTTTCTAATTTACCATTTTCTTTTTTCTTTCTTAAAAAGATACATAATAACTTATCCATAACTTTGAATATATTATTATCTCCATCTTCTAATATAGTTTCAATACTAATTACCTCCCCCATCGTAAGTTGATTAAAATTACTTTTAATGTAATATTTTTCACCTTCTAATTCTATAAAATCTACATTAACAGGTTCAACATCCTTTGTTGTAAATTCAAGTTCTTTTGCCAATGTTTCAAAATCGTTGGCATTCATCATCATCAATATCTCTTCATCAATCTTTAATAATATCTCTATTGTTTTAACAGATATTTCTAATGGATTTAAATTAGTTTTATCAACACTAAACAAAGTAATAAAATCACTTAATTTAACCTCATCCCAACTTTCGGGTAAGAAATAATCTTTTATTTCATCATCAACTTCAATACTTAATTTTTTCATTTCCTTTTTGTTTTAAATTATTATTTTTTATTATAAATATATTTTTTGTTAGGGTGTTTTTACATAAATCTAAATGTCTTTGTTGTCCCCACCTTTATTTCAAATATCATTCTATATGCCATCGCATCACTAAAATCGGGGGAACGACCCAACATCCTTTTAACATCCCCCTTATTAACCATCCCAATCTTTCCAACCCTATCACTTGGTTTGTGTTTTACCTGTTGTAGTTCCTCAATTATCTTATCATCATACTTGGACTTCAACACTTTTAATTCACCACTATTTACAACTTCCCCCAACTTGAAATATAATTGGGTTTTAAGGTTTTCATAGTTTTCATCTCTTAATGGTTTCCCGTTATTGACTATTGGTTTGGCAGATTTAAGGTAATTCATCAAATACTTACCCACACCATCACTATCATAACTGATATTATTGGGGAATACTTTATATTCTTTTGCCTTATCCCTAATTACATCTTCAATAATACCTTCAGGATTAACAATTATCTCTACCAGTGTTAAATCTTCCCATACCATTATGACGGCATTATCACTTGTGAAGGCAATATCGGCAGATATGTATGTCTTTGGTTTTTCCACAATAGGTTTTTTATCTATAAAAATATTCATAATCGTTGGATATTCCATTAGACAATTTGGGTCGTCATCATAATCCCAATTCCCATTTATCAATCTTTCCTTATCTTGGTTGGATAATGACTTATGTAGGTTATTTACATACACATCGTTGATGAATGGGTTGTCTAATACAAGGGATTGTATGAACTTTCTATGTGTCGGTAAGGTATTATCACTACTCGGTAAATAAAAGTCCCTATAAAGGAAGTTTTTAGAGGGGTTACAAGTCATAAGTAAAAATGGTTTTACCCCCGTTTCTACATTCATCCATCTACCCAACCTTGATTGGAGTATTTGTTTTCCCTTTTCATCTACTTCACCTGCCTCATCTATAATCCCAAAAGTCAGTAGTTGTCCCCCAAGACGGGTATAGTTCGGGTCGGATGGTAAATATCTTAATTCAAGACAAATTATCTTTGAACCATTTTCAAATGTGATTTCACCTGTGGTTGAATTATACTTATAGTGTTCATCTGTCTTTAATCCCCAATCACTTAATACTTCCATTAGGGACACTATCGTTGTCTTCTTTAATGTAGTTAATTCATTCCTACATAAACCTACTCTAATACCAGGATATTGAAGACATTTAATTATCGTGAAGGCACACGAACCATATGATTTACCACCTGCCGCAGCACCCCCATATAATACTTCTGTCGTATCAACATCATCAAAGTATTCAAATATCAAATCTTGTTTTAAGGATGGGGTAAAGTTAATTTCCATATCGTCTTATATTTACTTCTCTAAAAATCTGTGGCATTATTTCATTTGTAAGTTCTTCACCCCAACTTATAATTTCTTCTTCTCTATTGGGGTTGTAATCATACATCTTAAATCCCCCGTGTGTAGTTTCGTGTTGAACCAGTGTTATATCTTTATATGAACCATCTAACGAACTTAAATTTATAAAGATAAAGAACTTTGAATAATCTATTGTATAGTCCATAACAGGGATGTAATTACACATACCATCAATATATGTCCCACCTTCTTCTATTCGTTTCCTACAATCGTCTATATTCAACCCGTGTAGTTCTTCTACTTGGTAGTAGTAGAATAAATCAAGGGCACTTTCCCCCAATAAAAATTCATAATCCTCATTATTCCTCAATACTTTCATCATCCTTTTTTGGTTTTAGTATATTTATTACAATACCCTCGTGTTTATGTTCGTGTTTTTCGGGGGTATAATATCCAAACATCTTATTCAACATATCTAGTCCTTTTAACCAATTCTGTCTATCTGTTGATGTCTGTGTTTTACATTCGTCAATCATATCAATTAAATCACGAACTATCTTATCTTTATTTACTCCATATTTTAGTTCTAATTCACTTTCTTTGAACTTGATATAATCTTCTACCTCTTTGGTTGTTTTCATCTTATACACACTTCGTTTGGCAATCTCTGGGTTTTCTACCCCCATTACATCCATATATGCCCTTGTCCAATTCAATCCATTACTGAACGCAGTATCTACAACCAATTTTTTCTTTTGAAAATTTGTTTTGTATCCCATCGTTATTTGTTTTTATGTTTCTTCTTACATTTGGAACACCCAACTTCTACCTGTGGTTCAGGTGGTTGTTGGATAGGTTCTTCAATCTGTAAGTTGTTATACCAATTTAATAGTTGTTGTTGTCCAAACTTTATCTGTGCAACGCAGTGAAGACATACACTGAATGTGGGGTCAAAATTATCTCTAATTATATTAGTCATACTTTTAACATCATATCCTGTGACTTGTCTTAATTTCACCAATCTTAATATTTCTTCTCTTAAATTATCTTCCATTATTTTTTTACTAATGTTTTATATTGTTCCCAATTATTTATTCTTCCCTCTGCGATGTTGAAGTAGTCCTCGTCCATTTCCATTCCAATAAACTCAAAACCCTCTAATAATACCGCAATACCAGTAGAACCTGAACCCATATAAGGGTCAAGTACAATACCATTTGGTGGGGTTATTAATCTAACCAAGTATGTTAATAGATTGATTGGTTTAACTGTTGGGTGATTGTTTTTAGTTATACGAGTATTTATTAATTCACTACTACCTTTTTCATATAATGGTGTCCCACCTATTGTTCTTAAACCTATACTACCTTTATCTTCAACATCCTCAAATCCATCTAACCCCATATTTCTTTCTTTCTTTGATACTTTGGGAACATAAAAAAATCTTGATGCCCCACCTGTATCTTCATAACCTCTATCAGTCATTATATCGGTTTGTCCATTACCATTATTACCACCATTAAAAATATTATTACCAGCAATTTTTGGTAATGTTGTTTTATATTTAGTTGATTTTCCTTCCCCACTTTGTTCGTCTAATATCTTACTTGCTTCCTCATCAATAATAAAATTGGCAGGAAACCTACCTTCAGGTTGTATAAAACCATTAGGAACTCTTTTATGTCCCCAATTATGACTTTCATTATCCCAACTATGATTACCTTGACTATACATACCACCATTAAGATTATCAGTTGTTTCAATTCTACATCCATCTACATTTATACCACCAGTTCCCCATCTTAATACATTATCTACTATGGTTTTTTCACTTAATGGTTTTCTTGCCAATACAATAGGTTCATTCGCAGGTTTTAATCCTGTTCCCCAACCTTCATATTCACTATTACCTTTCGTTATTTTATTATTTACTTCATAACCATACATACCACAACTTCCTCCTCCGTGTCTTTTACTATCACCAACAACCTCTCTATCATTACCCAACTTCTTATCAATACCCTTACCGATATTTAACGACTTGGGGAACCCACTACCATATACCCACATAATCTGGTCCCGTATTTCAAAACCCGCATCTTCAATATTTACAACCATTCTGTGATATGTTCTTGTCCCACCGAATGATAATATATGTCCTCCTGGTTTTAATACTCTATAAACCTCTTTCCAAAAATCAACAGACGGAACATCATAGTCCCACTTCTTATTCATAAACGACAACCCATAAGGAGGGTCGGTTACAATACTATCCACAAAATTATCGGGTAGTTGTTTTAAACTTTCTATATTGTCCCCCAACATTAACTTTACATTTTCCATATTACTTACAAATTTTATAATAAACAATTATACATTCTTCCTGTTCGCATTCTTCGTCTTCTTCTAATTCAAAGATGTCTAATATATCATATTCAACATCCTCACCTTCTCTTTGTTTAATAATATAATCAACATCCCCAAAGAAACTTTCAGAGGTTGAATAATCGTAATCTAATGTAATATACCTTTCCATAATCATTTTATTTTATTTGTTTATTTATCTTTATCAATTTCATTTTTATTAACCAAATCACATATGTTGGCAACCCATCTACCCATCCAATATTTTAAATCTAACACTTCTTCTTCATAATAAAACCATTCTTGTTCTATGTAATAAAATCTTAATTCTAAATCTTTGATTTTTTCATTCAATTCTTCCATCTTGTTTTCCAACCTTTGGATGGTTGTTTCTAATTTTTCTTTTAAATCCTTTTCCATTTTACCTGATTATTTGTCTTTCGTTGTTTATTGTTTCGTTTGTGTAGAGTTCTAATTCTGTTTTTAATCTTCCCTCTTCCCCCAACTTTTTCCATCTCTTATATGACTTCTTTTTCCACCATTCAATTATATTATCCATATTAAATTTATCGTAATTTATTCCCTTCACAAGTTCATCACCATTTAATATATGTTGGATATTATTATCATACCCATAGTTTGAATAATACCATCGTTTTTTAGTCATCGTTTTCATACGGGTTTTTAGGAATGTATCAAATACCTTTACTAAATCCTTATTATGTTTTTTCATTTCTGTTTTAAGGATTTGAATTAGTTTGGAAAATTCCCTTTGTTTTACACTTGATACTGGTAATCCATTATCATTTAGGTTTTTGATAAGACAACCACCCCATTCAGGGTTTCCGTATATCTCCCTTACTTCTTGTAGGATTGGATAATATAATGAATTTGGGGGGAACATAAGGTTTTCACTTTCCGTCATATCCCAATACCTTACAAATGGTTTTAATCCATCATACATACTTACACCTTTGATGTCCCCATATAGTGATGTAGTTTCCCAATGTATAATATTACACTTGTCCTCATACTTATCGTTGAACATATTTCTAACTTCGTGTGATAATCCTAATAGACAAATCAATTTACCACCCAAGTAATTGTATCCAAATGGTTGAACGGGGATAATATGTGTTCCATTAACCATAAATTTATTTACATCCTTACCATCAACAGGTAATCCAAACAATTCGTTTCTTGGTTTGATAGATAATACTGGACTACATATTCTTGTAAATCCTAAATAAGTCCCTGTCTTGTTTTCTTTAATCCCCAATGTTAGTTGTCTTCCAATTTGGTTTTCCACAGGCATTGACGCAACCGACTGAACGATTGGATTATAAAACGCAGATTGTAATTCCACAACTGAAATATCCATATCCATAGGGGACATAGTATAATCGTTGAATAAAAGATACTCTTGTCCTGATATATTAATATCTTGGATTTTTTCTTTTTTTATTTCCATAAAATAATCTTGTATCCCGTTTAATCTATCATACCAAGACATAAAAGTCAGGGTGATACGGACTACATCATCATATGTTAATTCTTTTTTTTCCATAATTTATCCTTTTTTCATAAATAAATATTAAACACCTATTTTTGTTTCGGTTTTTAATAAAAAAAGGGGGATTAAATCCCCCAAGTTTATAGTTGTTTTTGTATCTTCTGTTTGACTTTCTTTACATTATGGAACACAAGGCAGTGGTCCAGTCCGTATTCTTTCTCTATCTGTCTGTATGTCTTACCATTTACAAAGTATTCTTCCCACATCCTATCTTCAAACCAACTTTTACTTGTTGATTTATAGATTTCATTTACTTTGTCTAATCTTTCCTCAAATAAGATTTTTTCTTGTATATCATCATCGTTAGGTATATCAGTATAATCTTGTATGTAATCATAATCTTTAATTCTTATATTTTTATGGAATGGTGATGTGTTGGAATGAACTTGGTTTTTAATTGTATTAATAAAGTAATATTTAAAATACCCCATTTCATATACCTTTTCTATCTTTTCTCTGTTCTCTAAAAAGGATAATGATATTTCACTTATCAATTCAGGTTTTAATTCAAATCTTGGTGATAAAAGGTTATTCATTATTTCATCATAGATTGAACCCTTTGTTGTGATTTCTATTAGTATGTCGTTGATTTTCATTATTGTAGTATTTGTTTAAAACCATCAAACATTTTTTCCACCAAGTCGTGAAACTTTTGTTCGTTATTTGTTGAAGGGAATATTTCATTCATAATTAAACAGAATGATGTTTTCATTTCCTTATGTAAGTCCGCACTCAACTCATATTGTTCTATTCTATTATAGACGAAAAGTAATGCGGCAGTCGTCCCCAAGATTGTATAAAGAGTATCCTGTTCGTTTAGGATAAACTCTTCTTTGGTAATACCATCTATATCTTCATATTCAGTATAGATTTGTAATCTGTGTTGTAAGTCCGTGTTATAGTTAATTAACTCCTGTATAACTTTTGAATGGTGGGGTTGAATGTTATTTATATCAATCCCCAGTAATTGTTCTATCATTTCTTTTTTGTTTATTGGTTTATTAGTCAAATGGTATTTCGTCTTCTATATTATCCCCAAACATTATTATTAGTGATAATTTTAAAGTATCATATTCATTCCTTATT